ACGGCAGAGACAGCGCGTTGCGAAGGCCTCGCCGCCATCGCCGCCCAGGCCGACCGCCTCGGCGTCACCTTCAACGTGGCGGAAGCCATCAAAACGAAAATGAGCGTGGCCGACGCCCGCTCCAAGGTTCTGGACGCGGCGGCGGCCGGCGATGGCGAAAACGTCTCGGCAATCGCGACCCCGAAGGCGAAGGCCGAAACGAGCAAGGTTCTCGACGCGGCCGGCAAGTCTTCCGCGTGGAAAAAGGCACTCAAGCGCCACTAAGCGCGGCAACAGGAGATTCCGCAATGTCTACCGTTCTCTACGATACCCGCCGGGCCGGCGCTCACATCATCAGCGAGTCGGCTGGTGAAACCGGCGGCATGCGCTCGCGCGCGGTCGGCGTCCTCGCCAGCGGCGTCAAGTATCTCAACGGAACCGTGCTCGGCCAGGTCGTGGTCGGGGCCGCTGTGGCCGCTGCCAATGGTGGCAACACCGGCAACGCCACGATTTCGGCTGTCACGACCGCCGAGGGCGCGAAGCCCGGCGTCTACAAGGTGGAATTCACCGCCGCTACCAAGTTCGACGTGATCGACCCGGACGGCTTCAAGGTCAAGTCCGGCCAGACCGGCGCCGCATATGCAGATGACCTGGGCTTCACCATCACGGCCGGCGCGACTCCGATGGTTGCCGGTGACGGCTTCACCATCACGGTCGGCGCCGGCACTAAGAAGTACAAAAAGCTGGACCCCGCCGCCGGTGACGGCTCGCAGGATGCCGCCGCCATTCTCTTCGGCGATGTCGACGCCACCACGGCCGATCAGAAGGCGGTTCTTACCGTCCGCGAATCCGAGGTCGCCGACTTCGAACTGGTTTGGCCGGTCGGCATTTCGGCGCCGGCAAAGGCCGCCGCAATCGCAGCGCTCGAAGCAAAAGGAATCACCGTTCGCTAACCACGGCGACGGGGAAAACGAGGAACCGCACCTATGCATATGGACATCTTCAACGACGACGCGTTTTCCGCCGTCTCTATGACCGTGGCGCTTGAAGACTACGAATTCAAGCCAAACCTGATCGGTTCCATGAACCTGTTCACGGACGTGCCGATTGCAACGGAACACGTCTCGGTCGAGCGCCGCGCCGGCAACGTGCTGAATATCATTCAGACCTCGGAACGTGGCGCGCCGCTGGAAGAGGGCAAGCGCGACGGCCGCTCGATCCGAAAGTACGATACCAGCCGTATCGCCAAGGGTCATACCATCCGGGCATCCGAGATTTCCAACGTTCGCGCCTTCGGCACCGAGTCGGACCTCGAAACCATGATTTCCTACGTGGGCCGCTTCGAACAGCGTCTTATCGGCGACGTCGAACTGACCTGGGAAAACATGCAGTTGGGCGCACTGCAGGGCAAAGTTCTGGACGCTGACGGCTCGGTCATCGTGGATTGGTTCGATGAATGGGGCATTGACGAGCCCGAGGAAATCGACTTCGCGCTGGACACCGCAACGACCGATATCGAACAGAAGTGCCGGGGCGTCATCCGTATCATGATGAAGGCGGCTCGCGGCGCCTGGACCATCGGCACCCGCGTGGTCGGCCTGGCTGGCGACGCCTTCTTCGACAAGCTCACCGCCCACAAATCGGTTCGCGAGATCTACTTGAACACCTCGCAGGCGCAGACGCTTGCACGCGCCTTCGGCGCTGCCACTCAGAGCGTGTTCAATGCCGGCTCTTATGCGGTCTTCGATTACGGCGGCATCCTTTTTATCAACTATCGTGGCACGGACGATTTCAGCGACGAGGCTACGCCTGGCACCAAGGCCGGCTTGGGCATCAGGTCGACCAAGTGCAAGTTCTTCCCGCTTAATGCGCCGGATGTCTTCCAGAAGGCATTTGCGCCGGGCGAAGCGTTCGACATGGTCAACACCATCGGCCGGCCGCTCTACGCGATGATGATCCGCGACGAGAAGCGCAACTTCTGGGTTCGCCCCGAGGTCTATTCCTATCCGCTGTACATTTGCACGCGGCCGGAAATGCTGCTCACCGCCAAGGCGACCGCCGCCGGTTAATCCGGCGGCTTACTCCCATGGATTGGCACGGCCTCCTTGACGATATGACCGGCATAGTTCGGGATACGTTCGGCGAGGCCGTGGCAGTCATCTATAGGCGCGCCGAGACTGGCGAAATCAAGCCGGACCTGATCGCGATTTTCGATTACGAACACGCCGAGCTTCAGGCCGGCGGCAAGGTGTCCACCACGTCACGCATCCCGGTGCTTGACGTGCGCAACGCTGACCTCGGCTTTGATCCTTTGCCGGATGACGAAGTGACGATTTCCGGCCAGGGCACTTTCCGAGTGATCGACACTTTCGCGGACTCGTCCAAGAACACAAAGCTGCATCTGCGAAAGAAATAGGCGATGGCCTCGGCACCGCACCCGCGAAAGCTCATACGCGCCGCCGCCGCCAACTTGCTTTCCACGCCGGACGCGAGCACGCCGCCGGTGTTCCCTACGGCGGCAAAGGCCCGCGTCTATAACAGCCGAGACTTTCCCGCCGACGCGCGCATCATGCCCGTGGTAGTGGTCTACACCGGCGACGATGTCATCGACCCGGACTATCGCCACGATGGCGGGGTTCGCCGCCGCTTTCTCAAGCTCATGGTCGAGTGCTACGCGGTCGGCGATGACGGCGCCGAGGCGGTGGACGATTGCGCGCTTGAGGTTGAAAACTGGCTTCACGCAAACCCCACGCTCGGCAATCTGGTCGAGTGGTGCACGATCAACTCGACGGCTATGGCCTTCGCGGAAACAGCCGAGGTCGCGTTGTGGACTGCCGTCCTAACCTTCGACGTCGTCTACTACACGCAACTGATAGAGGTTGAAGGCCGGCGCCCGACGACCGTCATGCTCGGCTATGATCCCGATACCGGCCCCGGCCATGAGCCCGATTATATCGATGTAACGGGGGTGATGCCCGATGCTTGAGCGCCGCGAAAAAGACATCACGGACCTTGAGCGCCGGCTTTCGAACTCGGTTCTTGTGGGCAAGGTTTCGCAGGTCGACCACGCGAAAGCCCGTTACCGCGTCAAGGCCGGCAAATTCGAAAGCGACTGGCTACCGTTTACCAGCGCTCGGGCGGGCGAAACGCGGACCTATGACAGCCTCGACGTGGGCGAACAGGTGGTTATCGTCTCGCCCTCTGGCGACCCCTCTCAGGGCGTCATTGTGGGCTCTATAGCCACCCAGGCGAAGCAAGCGGCGGACAAAGGCAACATTCACCGGACGATATACCCGGACGGCACGGTCGTTGAGTACGACCACGATGCGAAAGCCTACAAGATGGACGTCGCCGAGGGCGGCAGCTACGCCCTCAACATCGGCGGCGGCGCCTCGATACATGCCAGCGGCGGCGCCATAAAAATCAAGGCGCCTGGCGCCATCGACATCGAGTCCGCCACGCTCACCCACAACGGCAAAGATATTTCCTATCTGCACGAACACACCGGCGTTGAGCCTGGCGGCGCGAACACTGGCCCGGTGGCGTAAGGGGAACCGCAATGCTCGGAATGGACGCCCGCACCGGCAAGCCGCTTGAAGGCCTGGCGCACCTCAAGCAATCCATCACGGACATTCTTTCAACGCGCATAGGCACGCGGGTGATGCGCCGCGAGTACGGTTCGGATCTTCCGAACCTTGTAGACAATCCCGTCAATTCGGATTTCGCGGTCGACCTCTATATGGCCCTCGCCGAGGCGATCACCCGATGGGAGCCGCGCCTGAGATTGCGGGAAGCTTCGTTTAATCCACTCGGCGACGGCGCTATAGAATTCGGGCTAACCGGCGAATATTTGCCGGACGGAAAGATCATCACACTTAGCGGAATTGTCATCAAATGAGCGAGGCGCAATATACGCTTGAAGGACTCCCCGTCCCGGCGGTTATTGCGACCCTCTCTTACGAAGAGATTCGGCAAGCTACGATCAACAAACTTGTCGAGCTTGACCCCGATTATTCCGCGTTACTGGAAAGCGACCCCGCGATCAAGGTAATTGAGGCGTCGTCGTATCAAGATCTTGTTTTGCGCGAGCGCGTCAATGATGCCGCGAAAGCCAACCTTCTGTTCTTCGCTACGGGGTCCGACCTCGATCACCTCGCCGCGTTCTATGACGTGCTTAGGCTGGTCGGCGAAACCGATGCCGCCTTGCGAAGCCGCACCATCCTGGCGATTCAGGGCCGCTCCACCGGCGGGCCGGAAGAGCGTTATAAGTTCCTCGCCCGTACCGCTGATGTCCGCGTAAAGGACGTCGCAGTCTATCAGGTGGACGGCGGGCCAAAGCTTCGCGTCGCGTTGCTGTCCCGTGTCAACGGCGGCGTTCCTGATGCGGCCATGCTGGCCGCTGTAGAGGCCGCCGTGACGGCCCCGGATGCCCGTTCGATCAATGACGTTATCGAGGTCGTTTCGGCTACCCAGGCGCCGCAAAACATCGTCTTGAACGTTTGGCTTCTGCCGAACGCGCCTGCCGCGATCATCGGCAGCATGGAAACGCTCATTCGGGCCGCTTTCTTTGACGAAGGCGGAATCGGGTTCGACCTTAATCCGTCTTGGATTTCGGCCCGCGTCCATATTCCTGGCGTCGCCAAGGTCGAGGTCGTCACCCCGGCGGCTCCAGTCATTGAGAATGACAACCAAGCGGCAACGCTCGGCACCATCACCGTGAACCTCGCCGGGAGGTCGCGTTGACGGCGTTGCATCTTCTCCCAAACAACGCCTCGCCCTTTGAGCGCGCGCTATCCATGTCACTGGATAGGACGCCCGATTTCGGCGCGATCATTGATAGTATCGCTGGCTTGAAATACGGCGTAATCCCGGCCGCCTTCTCGCCCTGGGTTGTGGCGGAATACGGGCTTGGCCCGATATCCGAGTATTTCGAAAGCGACGCAGAAATCATCGCCGCCGGCATCCCGTGGCAGCGGGTCCGGGGCACCCCTGCGGCTGTCCTGGCCGCACTGTCCTGGCTTGGCTACACCTCGCCCTCAATCGAGGATCAGAACGAACGGCGCCGTAAGTGGAACCGCTATCAGGTCGCCATGGGTTTGGTGCCTGAAGCTGAATTGCCAGTGCTTCGCGACGCCGAATATCTGGTCGGAATTTCGGACCCGGCCCGCTCGGCGTTCATACGCGGCTGGCACGGCTACAACGTCCGCGCCCTCGAATGGAGCGAACAGAAATGGGGCGAATCCCTTTGGGGTGACGACAGCGGCATTCGTCTTGACGGCGGAACGGTGAAGTGGAGCCACGGCGAAGACCTCACCGCCAGCATTGTGGCAACCTCGGAAGAGCGCGAAGCCCTCGGGGTTAACGTCTCGGTCGGCGACGTGCTGCAATGGGGTGCGTTCCCGTGGACGGCGCCCGGCATTTCATGGAACGGCGTTACTGATGCCGGGGCCTTCAAGTCGTTTCTGCTGTCCGGCCTGTCCGTTTACGTGGCCTTCTATGACGCCGCCGGCCAGGTCATCGGCTACCGCCGTCCCGTAGCCGTTCGGGACGTGACCGCGAACCATGACTCGGCGCCGGGCCAGGTGTTCTTTCAAGTCGAGGTGCGAACCGACTTCGGCGATAGCGAGGGCGAGCAATGCGCTTCCGTGGGGCTGGTTTTCCGCGCTCACAACGCTAACGCCGCGAAGCCTGGCAAGCTTTGGCTCGAGCCGCAAGAAATCGCCTTTGAGGCCGGCTATGACCCCGCCGATATGAAGATCGGCGCCGTCCCGGTCGACTTCACCTTCCGGCGGACCGTCCGCCAGCACGTCACCATCGAATTGGAAATCTGAAAATGGCGAACGAACAATATCTGATCTTCGACAAGGCGACTCGTCCCGACCTGGCCGATATTTATGACCGTTCGCAGGCTAGCCCGCCGCGCGAGCGGGTGTTGATGCGCGAGCGCAAATTTGCGCAAGGCGCCGAATTCAACGAAGCGTTTTCTATCGAGGCGAGGAAGCGAACCAACATCGGCAACATGGTTGCCAGTGACGGCGACCGCCGCAAGGGTTGCGAAATCATTGTGGACCCGTTCACCGGCGACGCGACGCTGGCGGCCGGTGAGGTGTACGTGCGAGGCGATATCCGCCCGGTTGGCGAGGCCAGCTTTGCGGGCCTGCCGATTGTGGGCGATGTCGTCGTCGGTGTTCGCGTTTTGCAAACGGTTGTGACGCATGAGGAAGACGAGTCCTTGCTCGGCCTGCACGAGGAAGCGATTGTTTCTTACGGCGAACCTGGCGCGGCGCGCGAAGAGCTTTCGCTTGCGTGGGGTTGGGATGGCGACGGCCAGGCCGGCGCCCTTTATCGCGTCTACCAGATCCGCGACGGCTTCGTTGTCGACCAAACCCCGCCGCCCTCGCTGTCCGGGTTTAACGCCGCAATGGCGGCTCAAGACTATGACGCGCACGAAAACTACGTCGCTCGCGGTTGCCGGGTAACGGCGCTCGGCCTGTCCGGCGGAAAACAATGGTTCTCTATCGAGGAAGGCACTGCAAATATTCTCGGATACAAGCGGACCCGGAACACCGCGACTCGCTTCGGCCAGCCCGAAGAGCCAGATATTCTCAACATTGCCTCGGAACCGCATACGTTTGACGATGGCGGCACCGGGACCGCGACCATCGCGCTCAACCGCTCGCCGATCAATTCGGTCGCGCAAGTCATCGTGACGAAGGAGGTTACCGAAACCATCGTGCGCGGCGCGGTCGCGAACACGACCGACTTGCTCGGGCACACCGGCGTGGTGTCTATCTCGCTTGTGAAGCAAGGCGCCACGACCTACGCCTCGCCCGCCAGCTACACGCGCAACGGCGACCGTATCGATTGGTCGCCGGCTGGCCCGGAACCGGCGCCCGGCTCTTCCTTCGATATCACCTATCGTTACCTCGACGCCGTGGTGCCCTCGGTTGTCACGCCTACCGGCATCACCATTTCCGGCGGCGTCACGGGCGGCAACGTGTTCGTGAGCTACAACTTTAATCTGCCGCGCCACGACCTCATCTGTCTCGATAGGGACGGAAATGTCGTTTACCTCAAGGGCATTCCCGCCGTTGAGCAACCGCAGCCGCCGGCCCCGCCCGCCACGTTGCTCGCGCTTTGCGTGGTCGAAAACGATTGGTTCGGAACGCCTGCCATCATCAACAACGGCACGCGGTCGCTTCCGTTCTGGCAACTCCAACGCATGTATGACCGCCTTGTCGACGCCATCGACCTGATAGCGCTGGCGCGCCTGCAAATGGACATTTCCGCGCGTGAGCCAGTGGCGAAAAAGGGCGTGTTCGTGGACCCGCTCAATGACGACCGCTACCGCGATGCCGGCGAGGCGCAGAACGGGGCGGTTTTCAACGGCTCATTCCAGATTCCGATCATCCCGAGCTTCCAAGCCTTTTCGATGGCGGCCCCGGCGTGCCTCACCTACACGGAAGAGCCGCTTATCTTGCAAGAGGCCGTGACGGGTTGCACGAAGATCAATCCTTATCAGTCATTCGCGCCGCTTCCGGCGAAAATGTACCTGACACCTACTCAAGATTTCTGGACGGAAACGCAAGACGAGTCGCTTTCGCCGATTACCCAGGTGTTCGGCCAGGGCAACCGTTCCCGCGTCACCAATGTCGAGGTCATCACGTC